GCGAAAAACGAGGCCTTATTTTTTTATTAATTATTGGAGGTAAATTATGGCAAAAGAAATAATGATACATCTTACAATGAATACGGAAAACGAAGCGTTTGATGAAAATGATATAGAGGTTGTGCGCATCTTGCAGCAGGCTATGTCAAGATTAAAATATGACAGGACTACTAAAAGTAGATTGCTCGACATAAATGGTAATTATGTTGGTAAATTAGAGTGTTTTATAACTGAAGAGAAATTTGATGAGTAATGATATTAATACAAGGTTTTTAGAAGATAAATATGAAGAAGGTCTTGGTGAAGGTATGTCTGAAGAAGAAGCAGAAGCATGGGCACATAAACAAATGCTAGAACACCAAGAACAACAGGAAGAAGAAGATGCAGATTAATTTACAAAGTAAATCTGTTTTGTTTAGAGACATGGTAGAGCATGTTGATAAAATTTTAGCAAGGTTAACTGATAGGACAAGAAGTGATGCTATGTGCCAGTTAAAGGATTTAGAAAATTCTTTCGATAAATTCAGTAGCACGGACATAGTTAGATCTTTAATCGATGATGAATTAGAAAGACGTTAATCATGTGGATATTATATGTGTTAGCTGGTGCTGTCCTCATGCTTATTGTTTTTCCAAAACTATCAATGGTGGCAATAGGTTTAGTTTTTTATAATTTTTTTTACTGAAACAAAAAATACAACAACGAATCGCATACTAAATTATTTTTTAACTTTAACAACATGGAGTATTCAATGGATACAACTAAATGGAAAAGCGTAGCAATACGCGTAGATGTATACGGTAAGTATAATAAATTTTGTAAGAAAAAAAAATGGTCAAAAAGTGACGCATTAGAAATTTTAATGACACAATACATTGCAGCAAAGAAAGCAGAAGAAAAAGAAATTGCAGAATTAAAAGCAGCCAGCAATGGTAGGGTAGCTTAATGGGTAGACCAGAAAAAGTATTTGTGCTTTGCCCTGAGTGCGACGGCAACGGTTATCATACGCCAGAGATAAATAAGTACGAAAACAATGAAAAAGTTTTGAATGTATGTAAATATTGCGAGGGCACGGGCCATGTAGGTTGGCAACGTACTTTCGAAGGATCTTATGGTGATAAAAATGAATAATGTAGCAGAACTATTGGCTTTTATAGCAGAACGCACGGATCACGAACAATATGACCAAGTGGTCAATGTAATAGCACAACTGCTCATGGGCCACAAATTTGGTTACGATGAAGACTCAGATTATGTTGATGTATATTTATTTAAAGCTGAAGCACGTAATTTGTACAAAAAGAAAGTAATCTTAAATGCTTTGAAAAAAGGTCCTACAAAGCTAGAAGTCATAGAAGGCGGTAAAGACGATATAGACCAAAAGTAATTTTACCCATACAATTAAGGTATGGGTATAAAATTAGAAAAAGTAAAACTGAACTGGGAAGAGATTTTGGATATGGATTTTGCCAGATTTTCTTTAGCAGATGTAGACAAGCTATCAAGTGAAGATAAACACGAGTTTATTGCCGGTATCGTTCAGGATTATAACTTTCAAAAAGAAATAAACTGTGATAAAAGTGTTCTCAAGGTATACGAAAAAATTATAGGTTACTTGATAAGAGCATACGGACACTAGTGAAAGCATCAACCGATTTATTAAGAGCCATTGGTATTAACTTGGCTCGTAACATATTAGAGCAGGATGAATTATCCCCTGAGGCAAAGCTTTGGCGTTGTGTTATTCTTAATGCCTTTGAAGATACGTTTGTCAAACATTCAGACCGTAAGAACTCATTAAAAAAATTAACAGCACACAATTGGATTATTTCCATGTGTGATGATTTTACCAATGTATGTATCTGCGCGGAACTCGAGCCGGAAATAGTCAAAGAAGCCTATGTCAAAGCGTTAAAAGATAAAAATGTAAGATTTACCAAACGTCAGTTAATGTGGTTAAAGTATGACAAACTTTATAATCGCATGAAAGATTTATCCGATAAAGAAAAACAACGCATGATCAGGAAAAGAGTCAATGCTCTACGAGAAGAAGTTTTTTTAACATCAACCGAATATGTCAGCACTGTTTTTTTGTCAGTGTTAGCATAGGGGTGCAGGATCTTTATTTAATTAACTTTGAATGAAAGTACACTGATTTTGCACCTTGTTGATTATATTAGGTTATTCAAGTAGCTTAGTAGTAAGGGGAACGCGTTATGGTTCGAAAAACTACTAAAGATTTGACTGTGTTAATTACTGAAGAATTTTTAAAAAATTGGCAGCCTGATTTTCTTAAAGTGAAATATATTTATGTGCGTGATGCTTTGGTTAAAAATTTATTAGTATCGGCGTCTAAGAAAGGCACACATAGTTTTGTATTTGATTATGGTTACAATAGAGTACACAAGTCAAAAGTCATAGGTTATTGGCCTATCATGACAATTCAAGAAGCACGGACCAGGGTGCAGGAGTGTGATGTTTTAGTGAAAGAAGGTAAAAGTTATGAGGATCTATTTGAGGTGGAAAGAACTCCGGCAACCATATATTTCCTAGAAAACGAGCAAGGGTTCATTAAGATTGGTAGGAGCAAGGAATGGGTACATCGGATCAAGGACCAAGTACTATCGGTCAAAGGAGTACGGCTCATTGGAGTACGACCTGAGACAAAAAAGATCTCCGAAACAAAGTTACATAATCTATATGCGCAGTACAGACAGCCTAATACAGAATATTTTGATGACAAAAAAGGATTAATAAAACAATTGATAACTCAAGCTATTGTATATAATGTTAGTGATGAACAATTAGATGAAATGATGAAAAAACAGAAAGAAATAATTTACACATAAGCACTCCTATACAAACACTTTTTAAAAATATGTTTGTATAGAGCTAGGAATTAAGGAAAGTATGGAAAACATTGTATTAATAGGATTATAAGCAATAGGTTACTAGGAATATTCCTTAAAAACTATGGAAAACAGAGGAGGCGACTATGGAATTATTTTTTAAAATATTGTTTCTAAGGAGGTGCATAGGTGCCAAGTAAACCAAAAACAATGAAAACATTTGATGATTTGACTGATAAGCAGATAGCGTTTGTGAATGCTTTAGTTGCTGATTGGGGTGTAATCTCAAAAAAAGATGCTGTTATAAAAGCAGGATATAGTTCAAAAAGTGAAAATTCAGCCATGGTGTTAGGAAGTAGACTTACTAATCCCGAAATTAATCCACATGTTTGTAGATTTTTAGAGAGAAGATTAAGTGAAGAACAGGCTATTTATGAAAAAGATAAATTAAGAAGGTATAAAACATTAGAAAGATTAAGAGACGGTAGTGAGAAAAAAGGACAATATACTGCAGCAATCAATGCTGAATTTAGATCCGGTCAATTAGCTGGTCAATATGTTGACAAGAAAGAAATAACTCACAATACGCTTGAAGGCATGAATAGGGAACAGTTAGAAAAAAGATTGCAAGAGCTTGAGGATAAGATTGGTGCAAATACAATAATAGTTCAAGGCAAAGATTAATCTAATATTTCGAGCTCATACATTTCAGTAATACACGATTTTAGGATAAGATCTAAGCCACCCCAACCACCGTCAGAGGTATAGGTGTTACAAAGTTTTACACATTCTTTATCTTGGTGTAACAGGTAGCCGATGCTATAAGCCAGTACATATTTTTCTTTAGTAATTTCCTCTACACTTTTCCAAGAGCTATCTCCAGTATGGTCTTTCCAGATCACTATAAATAATGGAAAATTTGGTCTATTATTCGTTTTCATCTTCGAACACATCGGTTGCTAATATCTTTTTTATAATTTCAATATTTCTTATAATGTCTTTCGGGTGTACTTCAATGTGAGTTAAACCATTTTCTTCATGATGTATTATTTCAGGGTTTTCTTTGTCTAATAATTTTTTGGTATAAGCAACATAAAAAGCATTTTCAATAATTTTTTTAATAGGTCTATCAAGTGCTAAATAAAAATAAATAAATTTAGCGTCATCTTGTTGATCTAAAATATCAAAAAGTGATATAGTTAAATTGCCATATTTGTCCATTTTTTGTTTCATGTTATAATCGTATAATAAATAAACTTCAAAAGATATACCGGTTAAATGTCAACTAAAGAATCCAAACTTTGGAAAAAAATTAACCAGCTTCAGAAAGGTAAAAAAGATTGGCATTTTACACGCATAGAATCTTCTACAATCAACGGAATACCTGACGTTTTTGGGTGTATCGAAGGCAGGTCATTTTGGTTAGAACTTAAAGCTACAGATGCTAAGAATTGTGGCTTATCTAAATTTCAAATTAACTGGCATTTAAACTATCAGCAAGCTGGTGGTACCGTTCGTATTCTCAATGCGCATGCCTCGCAGACCGAGCTAGAACTTCTCGAGGTTCGTGAGCCAGGAGTCGTAGTATCGTTGTCCCGTCCCGCGCCGTCCCGTCCTGCCGTTGATAACTTATATCATATATTGATCCAAGCCTCCCTTCCATGGGATCCACGCTGCGTGCATCATTACTCCTGAAGCCCGTCCCGCCGTCCCGTTGTTTGGCCGGATCCTGGTTGGTTGTCTATATGGATAGTTACCGGTAACCACCTGCTCCAGGAAAAGTTTGACATTTCATATTTATCTTTGGTAACATGGGACATGTAAAGATTTTCATTAGGGACTTCAGTCCCTGTCTCGAGTGGGTTTGTTACTGGTTAAGTTAACACAACCCTTCTTTTCCTGCTGGTTAGCTAATTTCCAGCAGGTTTTTTTTGCCTGCTCCCGCCGTCCCGTTCTTGGGACGATCCAGCTTGTTGTTATATATAAAGGATAGAGCCCCCTGAAAAAACACCCTGTGGTGGTAAATAATGTTGACAGGTATGGGAAGACATGGGATACTGATGTCTCTAACAACAACGAAGGAGAGACAAATGCCAAATTGGTGCGAGAATGACGGAACAATACAACATAAAGATGTAAAGAAAATAAAAGCTCTATACAACGCTATAGAGGAAGGTAAATTTTGTGAGCATATCTTGCCCTTGCCGAATGGTAAATGGGACTACGACTGGTGTGTAGAAAATTGGGATACAAAATGGGAACTAGATTTTGGAGACTATGAGCTAGAGGATGAGAACACAATTCGATTTTCTGCTCTTTCTGCATGGTCGCCACCAGATAATATTTATCGCAAATTAATTTCATTAGGCTTTGAAATAGATATTGATTATTTTGAAGGTGGTATGGATTTTTGTGGGGTTGTTACCAATAAAAAAAAGCGACACATAGATAGTGTTTATGAAAAGTATAAAAACGAAGAGCTACCTATGTGGGCATTAAAAAGGTGGGACTTTGATGAACTTTATGATTTTGAAAAAGACAACGTAGTGGAGGTGTAAAATGCTTACAACATTTATAATTGGATTTGTTTTCGGCGCCATGGCTGTGGCGCTCGTGCTATTAATCATTATGGATTGGCAGGACAAAAAAGACCTGAAGCGCCGTGCAGGGAGGTACAAATAAATGTTAATTGACATGTTACAACAATTGAACCCCGACGCCGTGGTCACCGCTGCTGAAGACTGTGTGGTCCTTGAGTTGCCTGACCCGGATCCAGTTGCCCAGGAGCCTGAAGCTAAGGTCGAAGCCCGTCCCGTCGACGATGCGTGATGGGAGGCATACTTATGTTTCTTACCTGCGTCCTGCTGGTCCTGGCGTTCTGGATGCCAGGACTCTTTCTCCTTGGTCTGATCCTCACTGCAAGCTATTTCTTTTGAAGCCCCGTCCCGCCGTGGCGTGATCTCGATTTTGTTTCTGTATATATAAAACCGAACACCTCCAGGGGAACACGTGGTTCGTCCAAAGCTCATCTTTCCATGCATTTTGCAGGTAGTCTAGTAAGGGGCAAATCGAAATATCGCAAATAAGGAGCTCGTTTTTCTTGTAATTCTTGGCATATTTGCTATTATGGGATAAAACAGGAGACAACAATGAACAATAGAGAAAGGTTTGAGAAAAATGGTAACACAAAATTAACCAACGCCACCGTTGCTATTCGCAGGTTAGCACAACTTGGTAATAAAAAAAGTTATGAGGCAACCCCCCAGGAACTTAAATTCATAATAAAGGAGTTACGCAAAGAAGTAGCTTTGGTAGAAGCAGAGTTTAACAAAGGCGACTACTTTAAATGATCCGCCGTCCCGCCGTTGCGTGGTCTGGGTTGCAGGTTTCTGTATATAAAATTACCCATGTGCTTTTTTTCGCTGTGGTGGTAAAAATTAATTTCATTTATTTACTATATATGGGTAGACATGGGATTTAATAAGAGTAATATATAAGGGTAAGTTTTTATTAATAACCAATAGGAGTAAAAATATGAGTTTACAAAATCTTAACCCAAGCTTTATCTTATCAGAAGAAAAAGCAATTCAAAAACATGAAAGGCAATTAATACAATCTTTTATACCTTTCTATAAACAACTTAAAAGCGATAAAGAATTACTTGAAAATGCTAGAAAAAATGTATTAGCTATTCTTAACAAGTCTAAATTTAGTCAATATTATATCGTGGTTGATAAACTAGCACATAAAATATCAGTTACTGATAATAAGAGAAAAACTGTTGATTATAAAAAAGTATTGGAAACTTTAAGAGTAGAATACAATCTATCTCAAGCAAGTATTGATGAACTAGTTAATGCTCATACATCAGTTACTGAATATCAACAATTAAACATAGGAGAGACAAATGCCAAATAATAATTTTGACTTAGCTGAATTTGTAAGAGGTAGAGTTCAAGTAACAGAAGATGAAATAGCAAGACATCTTGAAAAAAGTAAACTTGATTATGTTGTAATATCTGCACTTTATGAAAAAGCAATTATGGATAGTATTTTAAGTTTTCCAAATACTGCCCAATCTAAAAAACTGCAAGAAGATATAGCATTGGGTGTGTTACCTATTTTAAATAAAATATCACAAGCCAATCAAGACTAGTTATTTCTTAAAACTTGTAAGACTTTAGGCACATGGACTGTGCCTTTTTTTTGTCTATAATTTACAAGGCTCAATCCAAGATGCAATATGCTTTGATGCTTTCCAGCACACGCCACGCTAGAGCCCTAGCTTACAGCAAAAACCTCTTATAAATCCTATTTCATAGATGCACATACTAGCAAAAAGTCTAGATGTAGTTATAATTGTTTTATGCAAACAGATTTAATGACGACAGAACAAATGAGGCTCGAAGTAGAAAAGCTTTGGATACAACATGTAAAGCTTTGTCAGGATAATTTTTTAGCTTTTGTGCAAGAAGTCTGGCCAGATTTTATTTGTAGAAAAGCAAAAGATCCAAGCCAGTGGGGTCATCATCAAATTATTGCAAAAGAATTTACTGATATTGCTGATCAAAGAAAAGGGAGGCTCATTATTAATATGCCACCTAGACATACTAAATCAGAGTTTGCATCCGTTTACTACCCTGCTTGGATTATTGGTAAGTATCCAAAATTAAAAATTATGCAGGTGTCTCATAATACCGAACTAGCAGCAAGGTTTGGAGCTAAGGTTCGTAACATTATTGACTCACCAGAGTACAAACAAATATTTGGTGATGTAAAACTACGTGAGGATTCAAAAGCCAAAGGTAGATGGGAAACCAATCAAGGTGGTGAATACTACGCTGCTGGAGTTGGTTCGTCGATCACGGGCCGTGGTGCAGATCTCTTGATTATTGATGACCCCCACACGGAACAAGATTCCATGTCTGATACCGCGATGGAACGTGCGTACGAGTGGTACACTTCAGGACCCAGACAACGTTTACAACCTGGAGGCTCGATCCTAGTGGTCATGACCCGTTGGGCCGAGGACGATTTAACGGGCAGATTACTGAAGGCTCAAACCGAACCTAAAGCTGACACATGGAAACAAGTTGCTTTTCCCGCGATCCTCGACTCAGGGAACCCAGTGTGGCCTGAGTACTGGGAACTAGATGAGCTGGAAAAAATTAAAGCATCTATTCCGATTAGAAACTGGTCAGCGCAATACATGCAAGAACCAACGAGTGAGGAAGGTGCGATCATTAAACGTGACTGGTGGCAACCTTGGGAAGGAGGTGGCATACCTAATCTCATGCACGTTATCCAAAGTTATGATACAGCTTTTTCCAAAAAAGAAACGGCGGACTATTCTGCGATCACCACTTGGGGAGTATTTTTCCCAGAAGAGGGTGGAGCACCCAATATTATTTTACTAGACGCGATCCGTGGTAAGTATGACTTTCCAGAACTTAAAGCCGTAGCTCTTGAAGCTCAGAAGTATTGGGAGCCGGAGACGATCATTGTTGAACAAAAAGCGTCCGGCGAACCACTGACCCAAGAGTTTCGACGTATGGGTATTCCGGTGGTCCCATTCACACCGACCCGAGGTAACGACAAACACACTAGAGTCAACAGTTGTGCCCCGGTCTTTGAAAGTGGAGCCGTCTGGTATCCGTATGGAGAAAAATTTGCCGAAGACGTCATTGACGAATGTGCCGCGTTTCCGCATGGCGCTAACGATGACTATGTTGATTCGATGAGTCAGGCCATACTAAGGTATCGTCAGGGGAACTTTGTTGAGTTATACTCGGACTATAGAGATGATGAAGATTTACCCGAGAAAACCTATAACTACTACTAGAGCGTATGGCAGAGCAACAAAAAACAATTCAAGAAGAGAATCGTGAAAATTTAGGTGCGCTTGGTATCGGTGCGGGTATCATTACTGGTATCGCAGCAAAAACCCCTATCGTTCGTCAAGCTAAAAAAATTTACTCAGGCATCAAGGGTCTCATGAAATCAGGCGATGAGATTTCTGATTTACCAGCAACCAAACAAAACGAATTGACCACGACCAACGCTAAAATAATTTCAGAAGACGAAACGTTAACAGCGTTGCAAAAAAGGCAAAAGGCAGCTCGAGAAGAAATGGACTATGACGTCAATGTCGTCGATGATATAAAACAAAGAGTGGCAGATAATCCTTTAAGTTTAGGAGGACGAAACGCGGCGGCGGACACAGATATCAGCGTACACGGTTCTGCTTTATTTGATGCCATTGCAACTTTTCCAAACATGGGTAGAAAAAAAGGTTATCAAGCACCAGCTCAAGCTTGGGCAGATTATTTTAAAAAAGGACAAGTTGGTAAGATAGGTGATATAAAATTAAATGTAACACGAGATGAATTAGCGGATACGAACATAGCTTACTTTGATGAGAAAAATAATTTAATTGGTGGTTACCTTAAACTAGCACAAGATGAAAAGGTACCGGTATCAGCAAAAACATTATTAGAAATGGTATCTCAATCTCCAGCACACAACACCGCGCATATTCGTTTGGGTTATGGTGTGGATTTAAAACCAGCGGCAGAAGATTTTTTTGATGAGTTTGATACTGCAATAGCAGGGGTAAAAAAACAAGTTGATGACTTAGCTAATAGAAATAATATTGCTAGACAAAAGGACCCCAATGCGGCTCTAAATATAACTGCTGAACAATTATCCGAAGACCTTGATGATTTAGTTACCTACTACTATAAAAGCGGTACAGATTTTAAAGCTAGAAATTTTGGGGCTAGTATTGAACCAAGTAAAACTGCTGATAGTGATTTTTTAAGTAATTTAAAAGGTGCTATGAATGAATTAGCACGAAATTCAGAAAATTTTGACGACTTAGGAATACCCTTTCAAAGCACCCTTGGACCCTTGTTTAATAAATTTGACAATTTTACTGAGGTCTTGCAAAAAGAAATTGGTTACGGTAAAGGAACAAAGCATAGCCAAGACGAAGCATATCGTCTCTTTGGCCCAGAGACCTATCACGAAGATTTAATTTTTTTTAGAAACATGGACGGTGGTTTTGAAGGACAAGGTATTTTTGGTTTAGATTTTAAAAAGCCAAGTCCTCGTCATTATTCTGGTGTAGCGGATAATCAGCTATACCACATTCGTTATGGTAAACGAGCTTTGGAAGGAAGTCCAAATGAAAAAGTTTATGTATTAGATGAATTACAAGCAGACGTGCAACAAGCTACACAAAGAGAGCTTAGAAGAGGAAACCCGCAAGAAAAAGAATCTTATGTAAGATTTAATCCTACTAACGCAGATTACTTACGATCTCTTTACAAAGACAGACGTGTTGAAAAATATTATGAAATGCAAGATTTAATTGAAAGCCAAACTAATCTTGCTGGTAGATTTGATGAGGCTACCGCAAAAAGATATGCCGAATTATCAAAACAATTTGATGAAGTAAGCACCTTGCAAAAAGATCCTAAAACGGGCGTTTTGACTAGGGAAGAATTAAAAAATAAATATAACGCTTCAACTGTAGATTTTCAACCTATGCTGGATACTGAAAAAGGATGGGGAGCACATGGTATGAAATATTTAATAAAACAAGCTGCACGAAATGATGTTGATTACATAGCTATTAATCCAGCGGAAATGGTTTCTTTTAAAAAAAGAGGTAGTGATAGAAAAATCGGAACTTTACAATATTATGGTAACGCTAGGGGAAAAGCTGGTTATAGAAACTATGATATTGGTGGCAAACAGACTAATCCAAACCAAACTGCAACTCTACCAAAAATTTTACAAGATTTAGCTAAACAATATAAATCTGAAGCTAAAACTATTCGAGTGGCTAAATCAGATCCAAAAAAACGTTTTAAAGTAATAGAAGAAACAGAGGGTTTCGACGCTGGAGAAGAATTTTTTAATTATTCTAAAACAGAACATCTTGCTGCATTTAAAACTAAACTTGAAGCAGAAAGATTTACTACTCGCAAAAGCGGAAAAATAGTTGAGATGGACGCTGATGACCCTGAGTTATACTATCCAGTGTTTGGCTTAAAGGTAACCCCTGAAATGAAAAGTAAACCTTTTAAGCTATATAAGAAAACAGGTGGTCTAGTAGTCGATATATTTAAGTGGTAGAATTTTGTTATGACAGATACTAAAAAAAGAGTTGCTAAATTATTAAGCGAGAGAAAGCGAAAGAAAGCCACCGCTGGCGTACGGGAAATAGCTTCAAAGAACAAAGCCCTGCAAAGACTGTTGGCAAATACGACTTCAAGGTTTAATCCGCTTAAAAAAGTAGGGGCTATCCCTACCGCTATTCCCATGAGTGCAAAAACTGGGAAATATGTAAAAGTTAAGTGTAAACTAGGGAAAAACAAAAAAACAAGGGTAACATAATTATGGCCGTTGAAGATAATATTGAAGTAACGCAAGAAGAGATAGATGCAGTTGAACCTGTTGATGTAGAAATTACAGATGAAACCGTAGAAGAAGAGCAAGTTCAACAAGAGGCTCAGGATTTTTATGTCAATCTTGCCGAGGGCATGGATGAAAGAGTATTAGCTGGTATTGCTAACGAACTACTTGCCGATTACAAAAAAGATAAAGAATCAAGAGGTGATTGGGAAAAGTCTTACACTTCTGGTTTAGATTTATTAGGCTTTAAATATAATAACGAAAGTGGTCCTTTTCAAGGCGCGAGCTCAGTGACTCATCCAATGTTAGCGGAATCAGTAACGCAATTTCAAGCACAAGCCTACAAAGAATTATTACCCTCTGACGGACCAGTAAGTTCACAAGTCGTTGGTGCTTTAACTCCAGAAAAAGAAGCGCAAGCACAACGTGTTGAAGAATTTATGAACTATATGATTACTGAAGAGATGGAAGAGTATACCCCTGAGTTTGATCAGCTCTTGTTTTATTTACCACTCGCTGGATCTGCATTTAAAAAAGTTTACTTTGACGATGTAATGCAAAGAGCAGTGTCTAAATTTGTACCAGCAGAAGATTTAGTTGTGCCTTACTATGCAACAGATTTAAAAGATTGCGAACGTATTACGCATTTAGTTCGTATGAGTGAAAATGACATTTTAAAAAAACAACAAATTGGTTTTTATCGTGATGTTGATATATTACCAAGTCGCATGGAAGATAATGATGTGCAAGAAAAATATAGTGAACTAAGTGGTGTTAATCGTTCAGGAGATGCTGAGGGAGACTATCAATTTAATATTTTAGAAATGCACGTCGATTTAGATTTAATAGATCCAGAAAATAAAAGTGAAGAAAAAAATATTAAGATACCTTACATTGTAACTTTAGACGAAGGTTCAAGAGAAATATTATCTATCTATCGTAACTTTGAACCTGATGACCCATTACTTAAACGTAAAGAATTTTTTGTGCACTACAAGTTTTTACCGGGACTAGGGTTTTATGGTTTTGGTTTAATCCATATGATTGGTGGTTTAAGTAAAACTGCAACTGCATCACTAAGACAATTACTAGATGCAGGTACACTAGCAAACTTACCAGCCGGATTTAAAACTCGTGGCATGCGTATTCGTGATGATGATCAACCTTTTCAGCCAGG